TATCACCCGCCTCTGATTGTCCTGTTGTAATAGCTTTAAAGGCTTCTTGATTTCTTTTGAATCTTTCTAAAACGCCTTCTCTATATTTTTCTGCTGATTCATTCATTCCTTCTGTATCCATTCCGAACATCTTTTGTGCTCTTTTGCCAATCGCTCCGATCAAATGAATTAATTCTTCTACTGCAACAATTGTTGACATCACTGCAAAGGCAATAGACCTAAAGCCAAAACCAACGACCTTGAAAAACCCTTCCCAATCATTACCACTTTCAAAAAGCTTTCTAAAAACTTCTAGTACTGAATTTAAGGCTGGTAATAATGCGTCTGCTAATTGTTTCCTAAACCCATCAAATCCAAAACTTAACATTGTCAATTGATCGTTGAAATATTCCGCATTCGCTGCAAAACCTTCGCTCGTTTCATAGTTCCACTTTTCTAATTCTTCTCGACCTGCATTTAATAAAGGGATTAATTGCGCCCCTGATCGACCAAATATTTCCATCGCTAACGCCGCCTTTGTTGCCCCGTTAGGCATATCCTTAAAACGGTCAGCAATATCACCTAAGAGAACCTCAGAACTTTTTAGATTTCCGTCTGAATCCCTAACGCTTATTCCCAATGCTTCATAACTTTCTGAATACGTTTTAATTCCTTGATCAGCTTCTCTTTGTGATTGAGCTAAACGTCTTAAACCCTTTTCGATTGTTGATTGTTCTACCCCCGCTAATTTTCCAGCGTTGACGTATGCCTGCAAACTATCGGCTGCAATTCCTGTTTGCCTGCTTAGCTTTCCAAATGCGTCAGCCTGATTGATTGCACCTGTAACAACTCTAGTAAACGCCCCCGCCGTTAATATCAAGGCCATAGCCTTAAACGCCGTATTGACGCTTAACGCTGCCATCCGTACATTCTTCAATCTTCCCTGTAACCCCTGCATGGAGTTACCCATTCTTTTTATTGCAGCCTGCCCCGTCGTTTTCGCGGCAATTATCATGTCGAATTTAGCCGCCATTATTTCTTATCCTTATTCAAAATTTCAATCGCTTTGATTTCCATAACCTGAAAATCTTCGATAACCGACTTGAGATCATCATACTCGTATAGTTTCGCTATGGCTAATACTGAGTCGTAGTAAAAACCTGTAACTTGACCTAATGCACTAATTCTCCATTGTGTCTGACATCTCATAAACAAATCAAACGCATTAAAATGTTCAGGCCATAAACAAAAATCATCTTCCTTTTTTTCTGGCAATATCACGCCGAAAGCTTTAGCCGCTGCCTCTAGTTCTAAATCACCTTCTTTTTCTTTACTATTTTTAAAAATATAATCAACCGCCCCTGTTAGTTTTTTGTTTTCTCTCCTGTAACTGAATCAATATAAGTTTTTGCGATTTCTATTCCTACTAATGGCTTTTCAAGTAATTGATCAAAAGCCTCATCAGTAAAAGGTATTTGTTCATCATTTGGATCTAAAATATCTTTCCAACCAACAACAACTTCTTTCGCAAATTTACGGGCGGCCTCGAACATAACTTCCATCTTTGTATTCATTAATTTCTTTTGATACTGTTCGATCTTTGATTGTTCTATTCTTTTAAATACACAATAAAAACTTTGCTTTTCATATTTGCCGTTATCAATAGGAATTTTTAATTCAATCTTCCATGAATAAGTATCTGATTTACCAAGAACTAAAGGCACTTAAATTTAATACGTCTAAATATCAGGGTAGACCCAATTAACAACTAAAGCAATCTTTAATGGAACTTCAATTCAAACTCATCGTTTCCACTGTTAGGCAAAGCCCTGTAACCAATATCCAACATTTGATAACCTTCATTGTCACCTTGAGCAATTGTCTCTAATTGAGTTGTACTTGCGGTAAATGTAATCTTATTACCTGCTGTTTGTCCGTGTTGATGGGTTAGATTCCCTGTCGCTGTTGAATTAACAATTTCATAAAAGTTCTTTGTTCCTAATCCAACCGATTCAATACTGACACTTCCAGAACTTGCGCGGTCTGTAATCCTGACAGTTTTAGAACTACCAACTAATTCAGAATAGTAAAGATTGTTATTTTGCTCAAAGCTAAATGACTGCAATGAACCTGCATGAGAATGGAGCTGGAAAGCAGTTGTATTAGTACTGTTCGCGACGGTTGGTGCTAGCTGAGCATAAGTTGGGGTTAATATCGTTGTTGCTGAAGGGGCATTGTATAAACCCAAAAAGTTAAATATAAATTTAGGCGTATCCGAAGCCTCTATTTGATAGGTAAAACTTCCTCTTGCTCCTGTCAATTTGTGAAGTGAGCCGTCTATATAAACCCCAATGGTCAAACTATCAGCCGTTTCCAAATTCGTCTCTGGAGCAAATACGTTTTGACTTGCGGTAGAACTTTCTACTAAACCGCACCCAAGTAAAAGATCTTTGTAATCCGGTGATTGTCCGGCTGTGCCTGATGGCGTTGCCTCGATTGTCGCGGTTAAACTTACATGAGTATTTGTTTGAATAAATGGTCGAGATCCAAATTTTCCATCAATTGTGTTTCGATCTAAGACTGTTGCCGCTACGGGTTCAATTGAAACCTCTGTCGCTAAAACCGAATCAGTTCCCGCCAATGTAGCCGCTGACGCATAAGAACTTTCTTTTTTGGCTGCTAACAGCGTCTTTTTAGTCTTTAAAACAGCCATCTAACCAAATCAAATTTACAATATGTCTACATATTAAACGAAACTTGCTGTTTAAGCCTAGACAGAAGCCAAATTATTATTTAATGTCCTGTATTTAATTTGATAAGTACAAGTTACAACTCCCGCAGGTTGATCAGCATCAACATTTTCGTTTGTAGTTCCTGTTGGTATAACGTCCATCGTATAACCGCCTAACGTTGAAGTCATAATTTTATTATGCAAGCTTTCGACAATCGGATCAGCAACCTCATCAGGCGTATCGCCTCGAACAATCACCGCAATTTGTAGTTCTAAAGTCCAATCGAGAGTAGCTAATGATGTTGTTTGACTTGCGTTGTCTGCGCTCCATGAAATTAATAATGCTGGACTTTCTGCACGTGTTAACGCGGTTACTCTTGACCGATAGATTCTTGTACCTACAGAAGTAGTACCAGCTAAGGCACTTTTAACAGCGTCTAATATATGCTCTCGTCTTGTTGTCATTAGACCTTAGATAATGAAATTTGACGGGTTAGGCCATCAATATCAGCTTCATTTGTTCGCACCGTATAACTCACATCATTTCCATTTGCATCTTGTACCGTTAACGTATCACCAAATTTTAACGAGCTAAAATCATTCTTTGTATGCAAAACATAATCAACGGCTAAAACTTCGCCGCCTGCCAAAACTGAAGTCGGTTGATCTAAATAACCACGACCAATGATTGAACCACTCTTAACCTGTTGGGTTTCATCAACGTTAAAAATTGCGTCTAGTGAATCAGTCGCTATTGACACTTGCTTTTACCTTTTTAGTTTTGGGTGGAGTTGGAGGACACGCAGGTGCTTCAATTGATTCCTCTGCTTTCCCCATGCGAATTAATATTGATGCATCTTGATCACTTACGTCGTAAATGTTGCCAACTTCTAAGGATTGACCGCTAGCGCTTGTGTTTTTTAATGCTTTGATTTTCATAAGAAAAAAAGGGGCCGTTTCCGACCCCCCGATTTAGTTAGCTAAGTGCGTCTTTAATCGCTGCGAAGCTTTGAGCATGAGCTACAGCTACATCCATCGTTGTTACTGCGCGGATGGAAGTTAATAGCTTGATGAAGTCATCCTCAGTCTCGGAAATACTCACTTCTATTCCCGCTCCCCAAAGACCGCAATAGATGTCTGAGAAGTTACCGAAAATAATAGGAGTACAAGTTGAAGCCGTACCCTTTGTTAGGTTTGTTGGTAATAGGTTGTTCTCTCTTATTGAGTACCCATTAATTGAACCCGGAGTGCTGCCTCTGCTGATGTCCTGTAGGTTGCTATTCCATAGGTAAGCGCCATCAGTAGTTGTTGAACCACCTGCGCGGGCCTTTTTAAGTTGGTTAATAATCTTGCTGTGAGCAATGTAACCAAGAGACCCAGTTAAAGCGTTGTCTTCAGATAAAGCACCTTCTAGATCGATCAAATTATTTAAACTGACCGACCCTCCATTAGTTCCTAGAGCAATATTTCCGATTCCAGTGGTGTTTAGAATCCCGGTTGGCTGACCTGAACTACCAGAACCGTTCAATATTGCAAGATCCCTAGCCTGATCGATTTTAGTGATCAAGTTACGTCTTGATAGCTCTTCAATTGCTGGTAATGCTTGTTGCTCAGTCTGCAT